CCTAACACCGCTAAACCGTTAGTAGTTATAGCACTCCAGCCTTTTCTAGCTCCAATACGACCTCTCTGGTCAATTACACAGTTCTCTGCAACATCAGCAAAGGCAGCGTTTAGCCCAACAGGAGAGTCTTGTGTATTAAGCCCAGCAAAAGCAGGAGCAGAGATTGCAAGATTCTGTAGCTGTTGAGCCATTACACATCCCTCCAAATAGTCTCAGAAGGGAACCTAGCAGCGTCTAAGGCGATAGCGTCAGCCAACGTAGACCGTCCTAGCTGTACCATAGCGCCACTTGACTGACCCCCTGTCTCTCCTCTCTCTTCCATTGCAAAGCCCTGTGCAAGCTGAATAACAGCCTGAGTAGGTACGTAGAACACATCAGCATCGTCAGTGTATTCATCCTCTCTCTGAACAATGTTAAAACGTAGGCTCTCTACAGCGTTGGGCTTAGGGTAGATATCTACAATGGCGTTACCTGCTTCGCTAAACCCATTCCAAGTGTACTGTTGTGCTGAACCTTCTACGACAGGCTGTATAAGATATAGCTTGTTCATCTCAGTAGAGGGAATGTGTTCCATGTAACAGTTTTTAGTGTCGTTCAACACATCTAAGGTCTTAAAGGAGGAGTTAGTACCTAGTAAGTTATAGGAGAAAACGTCAGCTTCAGTAGTAACTGTAATAGTGGTTCTTAACGAAGACCAATCCCAAGCATCCTCCACCATACGTTTAGCGTCATTTACAAAAGTTCCTATGAGCTTAGAGTAGGAGTTCTGGTTAACCGTAGTCACCTCTTCTTCTCTCAAGCGTATAAGAACTCTGTTTACAGCTTCTAAGTATGTCATTGAATTTTATACCTTGTAGTTAAAAGCGTTAGCAAAAGGGTCTGACAGTAAGTCTACCACTTCTTCTTTGGGTTGTTGATATTGTTTTTTACTTAGTTTGTTAGCGTCTTGTTCTGTAAGACCTGTTAGTAGGTTACCTATTAAACTAATGCCCTTGTCGTGTTCAAACTGAGCTACGTCAAATAAACCACCTGTAGTTCGTGTAGCAGACGGAGCAACAGTTACCCTTGGTATGTTTAAGTCTATATCTGGTAAGTCTACTTCAGGTAAGTCTACTTCAGGTAAGTCTATATCTTCAAGAGCCTGTCTAACTGCTGTTTCAGCGGCAGAGAGTGCGTCTCCAACCTCTTGTCCTACGTCTTCAGCTACGTCACCTACCACTTGCCCTACGTCCTCGGCTACGTCACCTACTGCTTGCCCTATGTCTTCAGCTACGTCTCCAGTAACTTGTCCTACGTCCTCTATTATGTCTCCCGCAGGGTTTATAACTGCATCATCTACTACCGACAAAACATCCCTAGCTGCGGTATCTACGTTTGAGAGTACATCACCAGTAACTTGCCCTACGTCCTCAGCCACATCACCTACCGCTTGGCCTACGTCTTCTACTACATCACCAGTTGCTTGTGCCGCGTCTTCTAGTGCATCGCCAAGGGGTTGTGTAACAGGTTGTAGTACTTCTTCATCGAAAGTTGCTAAACCTTGTCTGACTGCTGTATCTGCGGCAGACAACGCATCACCCGCTGACTCTGTGAGTGGTTGTATTACGTTATCGTCTAACGCTGACAAGGCTTGTCTGGCTGCTGTGTCTGCTCCTGATAACAAACCTCCTACTTCTTTAGTAACTGGTTTAATTAAGTTGTCGTTGATAGTAGATAACGCCTTTGTTACAGGCTCTACTAAGTCACCAACTTTCTTAGCTGCGTCACCAATCGCGTCTTCGATTACATCGGGAAGTATAGTTCCTCCTTCTGCTACGTATTTACCTACACCTTTTAACAAAGCCTCTTCTATATCATCGCCTTGAGCAAGCGCATTTATAGTCTTATCAATGCCTGCCTCTAAGTCATCAGGGTTAATGTTGTTATTAACTGCAAAAGTGTTTAGAGCATCTCCAACACCGGCCTTCTCTAAGGCTTGGTTAACAAGCTTAGGCCCATAAGCCGTAGCAACAGCTTCTATAGGGTCACCTGTAACTACCCCTGTTAGCAACGCTTTTGATGAGTTATAGCTAAGACCTAAAACACCTTTTCCAGCTACCGCAGGTGCAGCCTCTATACCTTTTGCTACGTCTGCTGTTACGGCATCTACTGGAGGTACTAAAATGTCTGCATATTGTAAAGTAGGAAGGGCTATAGAAAGGTAATCCTCAGCGTGTAGCGTCTCACCTTCTATTGCTTTAGTACCTGCAATAAAAGCCTCTGAGCCGCCCGAAGTGAGTACTGCTAAACCAATCCTTACAGGCGCTGGCATACCAGCCCACACACTCTCAGGTTCTACGTGTAAAGTACTATACGTACCTACAGGCCCAAAGTCTTGGTAACTTCCCGCCTCATACTCAAAGTTGTCGTCTGCTCTATATACATCCGAACCTAAACCAGTGGTTAAGTACCGAGTCTGACCGTCAACCTCTATCGACAGTGGTATGTTGTTTTTAGTGATGTAATCGATGGCAGAGTTTGTAGCAGCTCGTTTACTTACACCTCCTTTTGGGCTAACCCCTGACATAGTAAACTCAGAAGGGTCATAGTTACGTGTATTAAATTCTTCATCAGTAACTTTTCTTTTCTCGGAAATACTTCCTAAAAACCCAGACAGACCACGAAGAGCTTCTTCTGTTGTATCGTACTGTGTACCAGAACCGTAATCTACAGCCGCCATTAAAGCTGTAGCGCCTTGATAGGCATCAGGGGCTGCGTCCTGTCCTGTTGCTCTACGAGCGTCAACAATAGCTTTATCACTATCGGATAGCTGTGAATACTTTAATGCGCCGCCATATTTGTTTGTAGCTACTCGTGCGTTTAAGTCTATACCATCGGCATTTAGGTTAACAGGCCCACCAATTACGAATGCAGGAGCAGGTGTAGGTTCTTGCTCAACTTCAAAGGGGTCTACTTCGTTATCAAAGCTACTGGCAAGAGAAACAATTTCTTCTTCTTCTTCATCCTGAATAGGAGTTAAAGGCTGGAAAGGAGCAGGTTTCTTTATAACACCTACTTTGTTGTTAATCTGTCTATTAAGGCTACCGTATCCAGAACCCATTATCTTTCCCTCTGTACGTTATTCATTTTCTCTACGGTACGCATACCACCTAAGCCTAACATACCGAGTAAGACAGGCATCATCTCAGACAACTCTATCATTGGGATTACAATTGGAGTATGGGATAAAGCCAACGCAAAATTAGCCATCGGGATAACAAGGAAGTTACTCGCCATGCCAAGGCAGCATACCCACCCCACAGCCGGACGCCAGCCAGCGACAAATAAGTTCTTGTGCGCTGCTTCAGTTTTATTAACTTCAATCTGTCCCTTCGCTAGTTCTTGAGCATGTTTCTCAGCAAGAGTAGCCAGTTCAAAAGCTATAGAGTTTTTCTTATCTTTATCCTCTATAAATTTGTCAAGTAAACCAGTAACTGGCCCTATTAAGCTGCTTAGTATACTCATGTATTATACACCCTTTAGTCTTTCTTGTCAAGTGTTTTATGTGACTGACCATGAACTATTTTCTGCACAGTGTCTGACTCATAAATCCTAATCCCTAACCATATAATTGTTAAAATAGAAGCTGTCGGCGGTAGCCAAGCGGCCATAGAAAGGATTGCAGTAGAAGCGGCAGCTACGTCAAGCATTTCTTTTGTGTCTTCGACCATTGTGAACGTCCTGTTGTCAAGTTATTTTTTAAGTAAAAAGATTAAACCGTACACAAGCACAGGGATAACCGCTATGCCTACACCTATAACTGTTATGAATTGTTTTATAAGTGTAAGTGTGTTGTGTCTTTTTAATGCCTGTACTCTTACTTCTTGTTCTCTTTTCTTTTTACATTCGCTTTGAAAAACTAACCAGTCGGAATAAAGATTAGCTCTACCGGCGTAAACCATGTAATCCTTGAGCCACTCTTCTTGTTCTTTAATCTTCTCCAGAGCCATGAAAGCATCCAAGTCACTTTTGCCCTTGGATGCTACACGTTTTGCTATTGCACTTTTGTTATCGAAGTATTGCTTAGCTGCGTCTGAACAATCATATAATTCCTTCCCGTTACTGAGTGCTGTCTTGATAACCTTAAAAGCTGCGTTAGCGGCAGCAATCTCGGCTAACATTTACTCAGACGCTTTACGGATGTCAGCGGCAATACCGTCAACAAACGTAGCAGACCCTGCCCCAATGCCCTTAGCTGTGTCTGTAACCATAGACTGTGCGGAGTCAACAGTGCTGTCTACAATCATCTGTGAACCGTCTACTGCGGCATTGAAGGTGTTACAAGCTGTCAATGCAAATGCCGCTAGTACTAATAAATATTTCATTGTTGTTTACTCCAAGTAAAGTTAAGGTGCTGTAGGCCAAGTAATGTCAGTAGGGAAACCAGTCTGTCCAGTTACATCTCGTAGTGCTGTGCGGTACGTAGCCCAAGAAGCTCTTGTAGTGCTGTCTAACGGCGAATCAGGTAACTGTGTCCAGTCACACTGGGTCAGTAGCTCATCGCGCTCATATCGAACGCCACGGGCTTCTGAGGCTGTTTCGTCTTCTGTTTTAGAAACAACAGACCAGTCGAGCGTCCAAGAGCCGTCTACCAAAGCAGGCTCTGCGTTTGCTACTACTTTCTCGTTATGTGCGGGCGTAGGCTTATCTGCATAAGCGACACGGTACAAACCCCAATCAGCTAGGTGCTCTTCGCTTGGCTTGTCGGGGAAAGATGTATTAGGGTTCTCTTGCTTTAGCTTCCTGACGTTATAAGGAAACTCTTGTATTTCGTTGTTTAAAGTTTTAACGTACATAAAATTTTTACCTTAGAAGTGTGAAAGTACGGTCAGAAACTACAGTGCTTGTAGTGGTGGTGCCAGCAACGCTTAGACTTGAGGTGTCTGAATAATCAATGACAACAATTTTGTCGCTGTCTCTACAAGCTGCAAAAAGATACTCTCTATCTGTGTCACACTGCATCGCCATTACGAAGTCAATAGCTGCATTATTAGTTTGGCTTATAGTGCTTAATAATGTTAAATTACTAGGGTCACTAATGTCTATACAATTAATTTCGTCTTTTCCTACAAATGCAAGCTGGCGGCCAACGTCTAGAGCTACATAGTTGCCACTCGCCGGAATAGATATATAATCAAGTACTGACATACTCGAAGGATTACTAATATCTACACTTGTTAAACGCTTTTGGAGTATGTCCATCACATAGATAACTTGATTGTCCAAGTCAATAGCTTGATAAAGACCGTCTAGCGATGCATCTGATAGCGTACTTAAATGAGTTAAAGCTCCAGAACTTGCATCATAGCTAAATGATGATAATTTACCTTGGCTGAAATTAATTAGATATACATTAAGATTTGCACTATCTACCACGGTTGAATACGGATACGGCGCAGCAGTTGAATTAGTATATGTCTGTACTTTTACCATATTTGTAGGGTCAGAAATATCATAAACGTGTAAATCATAATTATTTGCGGTACTTGCGAATAAAAAATCGTTATCCCAGTCTGCCGAGATATGAGAGAGGCCGTTAAATATGGAATTGGACTGTATCGAATCAGCAAGAGATATATTCGTTTCGTCAGAAACATCGTATGAATTAAGAGCAGCATTATTATACCTTCCATTAGCCACGTATAGATAAGTGCCGTCAGATATTGAGCTGACAGAGAAAAAATTAACAAGAGCACCTGCTGATGTAGAAGATGTAACAGTAATATTTTCAACATCTTGAACATCAAGAACGCGTACATTACTTGTAGTGTCAACTAGGGCGGCAACTTCAAAACCACCAGTTCGCGAGTTACTGGAGGCAGTTTTAGCCTTGATGAGTTTATCAGCAACTCTGCTCATTATGCCATCGCCTGTCCAGCCGTGAAGCCGTAGTAGGTTGTGCCGCCATCAATAGTATAGAACACAAACACATCTACACCGTTATTAGTTGCTGTTAGCGTAGGGGCTGTACCAGCCGCCCAGTCAACACTAGCAGGCCAAGTGATTGCTCTGGCTGTTGAGTCTTGAATAATCTTGAGCGTGAAACTAGAGGCGTTGCCTGTGGACGCTGGGTTACTAAACGTGTAAGTAGTAGCGCCTGTGAGGTCGTGTACGAAGTTAGTAGCAGCAGAAAGGTCAATAGTTGTAGCGGTTCCGGTAAGCGTTACAGCATCTTCTGTGATTCCTGCTTCAAAGACAGTAGTCGCTGAAAACGTCTTAGCGCCTGTAAAAGTCTGTGTCTGTGCTAAGTAAGCATCACCACCGCTACCGTCAGCACCATCGGCACCCGCAGCCCCTGTTGCGCCAGTAGCTCCTTGAATACCTTGAATGCCTTGAATACCTTGGATACCTTGAGAACCAGTAGCACCTCTAAGGTCGCCTGTGGAGAAACCTAAGCCATCGTCTGAAGTAAAAGCAACTACACCTGTATTTGCTGTGTACGTGCCTCCTGTAAAACCATCGCCCGTTACGCCTTGGATACCTTGGATACCTTGAATGCCTTGGATACCTTGAGAACCAGTAGCTCCTGTTGGCCCTGTTGCCCCTGTGTCGCCTCTTGGCACAGTTAGGGTGTTGGTACTACCGTTGTAAGACGCAGAGCTTCCAGCGGCTCCTGTGGCTGCTGTGAGGGTCTGCACACTCGTTGCAGAGGCTGCTGCTGCTGTTGCACTTGCTGCTGCTTCATCTGCTTTTGTAGAAGCTATGACAGCTTGGGCTGTTACGTCACTTACTGTAGCGTCATTGGTTGAATCACCAGCACCGCCGTTTCCTCTATATATAGCCATTGTAACTCCTACAAAAACAGAAAAAAAAGAAAAGGGGATTCCGGAGAACCCCCTAGTTTGTTGCTTATCGCTTAGCCGTTTACAGCTAGAACGATACCTGCTTCTGGACGTAGTACCTGAGTACCGTACAGATAATCAGCAG